GATTTACAGGCTGTGGCGCTTCTTTGGCAGTGGACTCCAGTGAGTGTAGAAGCTGGAGTCGCTGCCCAGCACCCCGTACTGCGCCACCCCGCCGATGCTCAGTAGCTGCAACTTTGCGCTGCGCGGTGTGTCCTTGTCAATCGGCATCCAGTAGACATCAGTCGCCACCGCCACTGTGCTGGTCGAGTTCATCTTAAAGCTGCTCGGCAGGTACACATCAGCCATGCGCCACCGCCTTGGGCGACTTCATACTGGCCCGCTGCTCACGCCTTTTTCGGTTGTAGTCGCTCCAGTAGGTATCGGGCTTGATCTCGCCCCTTTTGATTTTTTCCTCAGTCGTGTACGCCATCCAGTCAAACGGGGTTATTGGTTTCTTTTTCATTGCAGTATTTAATGTGGAATTCATCGTTGATCTGTCGCTGGCACAACTCGCAAATCGGCTTGCGAAATATTGCGTCATACCGCTTGGCGTAGTCTGCATGGCTGACCGACAGCGGCCTTGGGGCCGATCCCTTGCCGCCATCGCTCATGTTGACTCCAGCCCACGGTCAAACGCCCATTGATTGGGGTCGATCTCTTTGTCGGGTGCTGTCTCTCCAGCAGTCACGCATTTGCCGCCCGCGTTTGGCGTACTTACCGGCTCGTTAGGAAATCCGTAAAAAGCCTGTGAGCCGGCTGCAATTGGTGGTGTGCATGTGTGAATTGTGGTCGGGTCAGCAGTACGCTTGCCGCACCTTGGGCAGAAGTTGCGATCCTCTGGCTGTGCCAATGCTTCCTTGATGGCGGTGATGGCTGCATTTACTTTGTCTACTCCAGTACCCGCCCAGTGTGGTGTGCTAAACGGTTCCAGCGCCTCCAGCGCCAGCTTCAGTGCTTCGTCTTTGGTCATGCTTGTCCCCTTGCTCGGATGGCGGCGGCAAGTTTTTCAGATGCGTTTTGCTCTGCCGAAAAACCATCATATTCAATTGCACGGGCATCACACACCTTCGCACACGCCTCGTTTTCAGCGGACACCATCTTCTTGCACATCAACGACCACGAGGTGTTGGCTCGGGCGTTGGCTGCTTCTGTGGCGGCTGCTGCGACAAGGGCGGCGAAGGCTTCAAGGCACTCAGTTGGATTTGTGCCTAATTTGTTTCCGTAAAACTCAAGCTCAGTAAACCCAGCCTCCCGCGCCATGCGGATGATGTCTTCTCGTTTCATGCTTGTCCCCACTGCGTAACCAATCAAGTAAAAAATAACCGCCACCACAACAGGATGTTTTAGGCAGCGACCCGTAAACCAACTGTCAATGAATTTATCTATTTTCATGCGTCCACCCACACCCAGCCAAGCACGAGACGCACACCCATGCGGTGAATCCAGCGCGGTTTCTTCGGTAGGTTAAAAAGAATCCAGCCATCATCGGCCTCGTCACCCATGCGGTAGCCGCCAACAGGCGGGGGCGGGGTGCGTATCTTGAGAATTTTTGTTGTCATATCAGCAAACTCCAAATCCAAACACCAGTAAAGAACAGTGCCAAGCAGATCACCGCCAGCACACCCATGATCGCAGTCAGCATGACTGTGCCAACTGTCTGCCACGCTTCGGGCACAGGCTTGATGTCCTCGGGGACAATCGGGTACGCCTTGATCTTCCTGACAGTCGCCGTGTCATAGGCGCAGTCCCAGATGCACTCAGGCAAGTGCGGGCAGTCAATCCTGCCGGTGTCGCAGTAGCGTTTTGTCATTTTGTCCTCGCTTTCAGCATGGCGTCTGCCAGGATATACGCAGACGCAACAACACTCGCCACATCATCTGGGCCACATTCAATGCCAGACGCAAGTAGCCCTTGCATCGCCTTTGCCGCAAAGTAGTCGCGCAGGGTCATGCCTACATTGCAGCAGTCTCTGTCCAGCGGAAACGCTGGCCCGCCTGTTTCGTCAATCATGTTGTCTCCTTAACTTCTTCCGTGCTGGCCACATACGCCTTCAGCCGCTTGATCCGGCTCTTGTTGTACATCACGCTTGCCTGCGCCCACTCAACCCCACTCTCTGCTTTCAAAAGAGACATCTCAGCCTCCAGCAACTCGCCAGCAATCGCTTGGGCCGGTGTCGCAGCCCTCATCAGCACCCTGACCTCATTCCAAATATCTTTAATCATTGCTTATTCTCCTTTTAATTAATCTATTAATTGTCATGTGACTTAATTCAAATATCTTTGCAATTTCTCTTGTGGTTAATCCTTGGTCAAATAACTTATATACCCGACTAATAGATATATTGACCCTCGGCCTTCCAGCACCTTTTCTTTTCCCGCCATGATTCATTTATATATATCTTCGCGGATTGCAATCTCGATTACTTCTTTCATGTCATCACTGATTAACTCAAATATATCAGCGCCACCTACCCAGACCTCAACTAATATTACCTGTTCAGGGATAGCTGGCTCAATAACTACCCCGTCTTCCAATATCTCCGGCTCTGCACCCTCCCACTCGTACCAGCACTCCAGACTCTGGCGGCATAACCCCGTCACATGTTCATGCATCAACTTCATGCTGCTTCTCCTTGTAATGCCCTGCGGATTGCCTCATGCGAGACAACTACCATGTGGCTGGTTTTTAAAATTGCCGATATGGCCCGAAAACTAATTCCTGTCGCACGCATCTCTTTCGCGTACGCCAGTGCCGCCTGCTCTTCAGGTTTTTCCACCAGCACTGCCGCCTGACCAGTGCCTTGGATGGTGTACCCAAACTTGGCGCTGCCACCCAGATGGCCACCAGCCTTGCGCTTGGCAGCTTGACCCTGCTTCTGGCGCTCTTTGAGCACTCTGCGCTCATGGCCGGCAAAGCTGCACAAGATCTCCAGCATCAACTGCGCGTAGATGTTGCTGGAATCAGTGACATCCCCGTGGCCGTTGATGATCAGCTTGACGCCAAGCTCCTTGCACTTCTTGATCGACTGAAGCGCATCCAGCAAATCACGGCTGAACCGATCCAGCTTGGCCACAATCACAGTGTCGCCCTGCTGGAGCGTCACGCTGTTGGCGCTGAGTCGTGCAAAGAAAGGGTCTGCGCCACTGACGCCGCCATCCTCAATGAACTGGTCAATGACCAGGTTGTGCGTTAGGGCGTTGCCCTCGATCTGGCGCTTTTGCTCCTGCATCGAGGTGTTGTCCACCTGCTCTGTGGTGCTCACCCTCACATACCCGTAGACTGTCATTTGTTGCACTCCCTGTTAATTTATTGACCTTGTACGCAATTATGTAGCAGGTTGGCAGGGTGTCAAGTGGTTTTTTAAAAAATTTTTTTTAGGGTGGAGGGTTGGTAGGTGATTAGTGCCGCATCAGCCGCCCCCGCCTAGGCGCGGGACGGGGGGGTCTCGGCGCGGTGGCGGCCAGCCAGCGGCCACCAGCCCCAGATTCCGATGGTTAACCCTCGTCAATCGTGCCTTTGTCAATCCCGTAAACGGGCGTGACACTTCGATGCCTCAATGCGTCCAGTGCCAAGCTGCCAAGATCGATGTTCACCAGAGGCGCGGCCTTGTCGCTGTACTCGTCACTGAGCTTGCCGGCCAGCCACGCACGCCGGTCACAGCGCAGCTTGGCAAGCTGCACCTCTTGGATGGTTGCAGCGTCTGCAATGTCGATGGTTTGCTCGGCTAAACTCTGTGCTGCTCGCGTGCGTGCGCGAGCGTATGCCGCCGTGCGCCCCTCGCCGCCTCTATCAACCCATCGGTCAAAGGTAGCCGTACCAATCCCCAATACCTTGCACAGTGCGGAAGTTGTGCCGCCATTTGCAATGTATTCGAGGATGGCATCCTCACCCCCGAACTTGTGAACAGCCTTGTTGGCTACGCTGAGTTCAGCCTTCTTGTTCTGTGCTGCCGCAATGTTGACGGCACTCTGGTCGGCCATCTCGGCCAATGTGTCACGGCTCATGCCAAGTACTCCTCAATGATTTTGAAACCCTCATCGGCTGATCTGGCGATAACGCACAGATAGCCCTCTTTGTTCAATTGCTTTGCAATGCAATCCTGCTGCTTGCTAACCACTCCGACCTCAGTCTTCATCTCCACAAACAACCCACCAAAGCCCTTAGATCGCCGCAGGACGCACAAATCCGGCATCCCAGCCAGCACCCCCTCACCATGCAACCTAACGCGCTCTGACGCCGTTCTATCGCCC